AAGAAAAACCCTATGACAAAAGGGGTTCCTGTCATTGACACTTGGCTATCCACCCTTGCAGAAGAAACAGGACTTGATGAACTTGCCATTACACGGCAGATTTGGAAATTGGAGTCTATGGGATTTGTCTATCGGTTCTATGATAGCCGCCACCGCCCCCTGCTCTGGATTAACGACAAACCGAAAACGAGCGAGGAGATGCTTGCCATACTGAACAAGCACTATAACGGAGAATGATTTTTTTTATCTCCTTACTACAATTAAAATTAAATAATTATACTACCTTTGTTGCAGATGCCGAGGACAAAGGGCTCATACAACAAGAGTATGCGGTCAAGTTCCGCACCAAGAGGATTTATCCCCGTTGGCGGGACTTTCACCTTTGGCGGTCAGACCGTCATTGTGAAGAAACGCCCGGAAGGTATCAGTCCACGCGATGCTTGTCTTGGTTGCGCCTATGCAAGCGGTGGTTGCCCGAATATCCAATGTTCCTCCTTTGACAGAATTGACAAGACTTCGGTCTGGTTTGAAAACTTGCAATATGAAAACGAGTAAGGGAAAAGTAAAACTTGAACGCGGTGATGTCCGCGTTGGTAACTTCGTAATTCATACGGAGAATGAACACTACAAGATTCAGGACATAAACTCCGTGTTCTCTGTCCGTGCATCAATCATTACCCCGATAGGTCAGTTGATTAAGGCTGCACTTGAGAACCTGAAAGGCGGTGACGAGAACAGCGAGAGGTTTCTTCACGATTACTGTGCGGTGTTCTACAATGTTCTGTCAGTCGCACCCGATTACGAATTTCTCGGGGCGATCCAGAAGGCATCCGTTGATTGCCTGAACCGCCACAAGGATATGTACGGCATAAAGGACGACATCAGCAAGGAGGAGGACGACAGGATACTCAAAGAGGAGGTTGAACTCGCAGAGGCAGAAAGAGAGGCAAGACTTGAAACACTCTGCCACGAATGATAAACTACAAAGACATATACTCCGGCAGGGTGGTGGCAGGAAACACTTTCACTGTCACCGCCACGAAGGAGAGCGTGTTTGTGACGGACTTTATCACCGCATCGGTTGACGGAACGCAGATGAAGGCGTTGACTGACGATAAGAGAGTGTTCAATGTAACCGAACTTGACCTATGTACCGAGTAAAGTGGTTTACATTATCAGGCTACGAGCAGTGGGAATACCACGAGATAGATTTTCGCCTTCATTGGGTTGCAAAGATATTTCGTTTCTTTCACAGACTTGGAGAGAACGAATGTGTAATTGAAAGGGTTTAGCATTACTTTTGTGACATATTTTGGTTTTAGCCGGAAAGGGGTCAGCCGCGAGGTTCACCCCTTTTTCTTACATCTCGCCAAAGTAAACGGGTACGGTGTGGCAACGGCAGCGTGCGTGTGCCGGTAAGCATTGTTCCGTAAGTGGGTGTATGCCGTAAGTAAGTGAGTCGCACAAGTCGCAATCATAGTTACTGCCTCGTACTACCCTATACCCGATAATCATTGGGTCTTTTAGATAACCTATGAGAACGGAGGTCTGGTAGGCGGTATGAATGGTATTCTGCCCCAGAATGGTGTACGCATTTACCGGACTCCGCATAACGCCCCTTCCGAAGTGAAAACTGACAGGAGGATTGGCTATGTAAGCCGTGACCTTTGAGAGCAACTCGCCACGAGTGTACTTATTGGCAAGTGCCGTGCCGATATAGACCTCAAGCATTGTTTTCAAGTGGTCGGTGTGCTTGTCGTATCTCTGCCGTATATCCTCCATATTGAGCATAACGAGTACCGCATCCTTGTCATCGTCCTCTGCCGTAGTGCGAGCCTTCGTGAACGAGTAATCAACAAGTTCATCAGTCATTTGCGAGAGTATCGCATTCACCTGACCTGACAATCCCTTATCGGCATCGAAAGAAAACCTTGCCCCCAAGTAAGAATACTCCCACGAAAGGGTAAGTATCTCCGTGATGGCTTTACGAGTTTTGGAAGATACATACCCCTTGTAGGAAGTTAAGGCTTTGCGAAGTTCCTCGGTTGTCATTCGGCAGCATTGTTATTGTCAACAGCACTTTCAAGTGCAAGTTCGGCATTTGCCTGCTCAAGCAACCTTTCGGCCTCGTCAAGTGAGCCAAGTCCGAGAGTTTCGTAGATGTACTCCGTAGCGGACTTCTTGGAAAGCACTCCGATAGAAACAAGCTGCACAACGGTATTGACAACCTCCGTTTCGGCTTGGAATACCCACGGCTGGAGTTTTGCGGATATGTTGAGTGCCTTGAACTCATTGAGGAGTCCCGTTTCAGTGCCGTAGCCTTCAATGAATATGCGGACAATATCACGCAGGAAACCCTCGTACTCCTTTGCATCGTCAAGTGCCTTTATGTACGAGTCGGCCATAAGCATCTTGACCGTAAGGGATGATACATCGGAGCCGGACTTCAGTTCAGGACTTTCAACGGCAAAGGAGCATCGCATAATCTCCTGCTCGAGTTTCTTCAACTGCAACTCAAACGATGAACTTGAATCGGCAGGTTCGAGGAAACCGACTTTGGAATTTGGATCCAGTCCGTTGATAAGCCTCGGTGTTCCGTCCGAACTGCCCTCCATTTCAAAGTCAGCACCAAGCGTGTAGAGAATACGGAGTGCGTACTGTGCGTTGTTCTCGGCAAGTTGGCTCACAGCAAGTTCGTGCTGCTCAATCAGCGACTGACTGCCAGCCCAGCACGGCTCTCCGTAGCGGTGGTATGCAACCGGGCAGAACGGAAATGCGTGAGGTGTCGGCTCAACGCTGATTATGAACTTGCCGTGTTCAGGCTCCCAAGTTGCGGACTCTCGGAACTGCATATAGTATTCAGTGTCCCACACATCAAGGAAACGCACGGACTCGGATATACCGTTGTCGGAAACGATTTCTCTGCGGAACTCGCGACCAAAGACTGCAAGTTCTCCCGTCATAGGGTCATAGTGCGGATAGAGAATATCGCCATTGTCATAGGAGAAAAGACGATAGCCAAAGCCGCTTGCCTTGCTCTTATAACCACAAAGGGCGGTATCGCCTACCTTGAGGTCGGCCTTGATTGCAAGGTGTGTTGCGGTGTCCATCCCTTTGACAGACCACCCCTCTTTGAACTTGGCGAGGTGTTTCTGTGATGTTTCATCGGACTTTGAACGGGAAGAAGTGATGTCGGGGTCATAGCCGGTAAGGGCAATCACCCTCTTTGTGAGAATACGCCTCTGCCACGCAACGGCAACACGGCTCCGCACCTTTGCTTGGTACTTGGAACCGCCCTCGGGCGAGGCGAGCAGATTGGGATAGTAGATAAGGGACTTGATGCGGTGCGAGTTAGGGTCGAACTCGCGCAAGAAGTCATCCTGTAAGACATTCTCATAGGCTATCGGGCCACCCGAAGCCTCGGTGAGAGTTGCAGACGAAGGAATCGCCCTCTTGAACGGTTCCTTGACAGCGATGCTGTCTGCGGTCATTGTTGAAATTGAAATTGTACTCATATCTTTTTGCAAAAAGGTTTATCCCCATATTCCGAACCCTTTACGGGCAGGTTTAGTTGTCTGTGTGAATAACGGCATAACCATCATAAGACCTTCGATGAAGTCAGGCGAGTGTCCTATCTCAAGTTTCATTTGCGACTTCTCTATGATTTCAAAGCGAGGCACATTGTCCTTGCGTTTGAGTGCGAGCCTTTCATCCATAAAGCGGTCACGGAAAGTGAAACTCTTGCCTTTCTTGTCAGTGAACTTCTTGTCAAGTATGGATTGCTCAATGGAGAACTCCTTATGATGTATCGCGTGTACGAAGTTGTCGCAGGACTCCGACTTGAGGTTATTCCACATACGGCTGTCCGTTGGTGCTGACTTGTTGTTGAAAGGTTTTGAACGGGAGAAACGCGAATCGGTCTGAATCCAGTGTCCGAGTCCGTTGGCATCGAAAGTGAAGTTTTCCTTGCGTATTCCGTTCTTTCGCAGGAAGTTCTCAATGAATGGTATCACATCGTCCGAGAATCCACCGAACCACGCTTCAAGGTCGCATATATGGTGTCCGTCAAGGGCATAAAGTACCATAAAGTCCCCGGACAGGGCGACATCAGCACTGCCCCTCATAACTCCGTCCCTCTTTTCGGCATTGTTGTAGAAGGAGTTAATATCTTCTTCGGAAAGCAGACTTGACGCTTCCTCCATATCTTCCCACACGCCCGAAAGGTCATTGATAACAGAGCCGTCACCCTTTGATGCAAGCCTTGCCACATAGCCTTTATCGGTCTTTTGCAGAATCTTGTTGTCGGAGTAGTCACCCTCAATGAACTGCACGGACATAATCATATCCTTTGGTGACAATTCATCACGCCCCATTATGAGAAGATCTATCTTCGCCTTTGCCAAAGGATGCTCGTAAACCTCCTGCCAAGTGTTGCCCCACGCAATCTGACTATCATCCGGGCCGTACTTGAACATATAGCGTTTCTTTCCGTCCTTTGCAGGGTCTATGCGGTGCTTTCCGTCTGCATCCACATACATCCACCACTTGAGGAAATGCCATAGTTTATTCTTCGGGCCGATGGGGTTACAAGTAGCCACAACTTGTGATTTCACTCCTGCGGTGTTTCGGTTCACGGCAAGGCAGTCAAAGATTATATCAAGATTGTCGCGTGTGTGTTCCGGCAACTCCTCTATGTCAATATAAGGCATTTCCGCCCCTCTGAATCGGTCTTGAATCTTTCCGAGGTCCGCCAGATGCTCCATCTTCATTGTAGCCCCTTTACCGCCTAAAAAGGACACTTCGTATGAGGACTCCTTAAACTCTCCGAAACCACGATATACTGGCTTGCAAGCCTTCCACGGGCCACGCTTAATATCGTCCTCAAACCTTCGGAAGCAGTAACAACTGACATCAGGATTGAATATGTAATTAAGTGCTTTGAACAAGGCGATCCACGATTTTCCTCCTCCTTTCTTGCCGCCGATTATTAGCAAGTCCGCATCAGCGCAAGCCACTCTTTCCTGAAAACCTGCCTGCGGAACAAGGTTGGTGACCTTCTTTCCTTTGATTTTAAGGTCAAGATTTTCTTCACGCAGTTTCTCTATGTACTCGTGTGAATAGACCTCCATTCCGTACTTGAGGAACACGGGGTCAAGGAACTCTTTATTGTCTTTTTCGTTAGCCATCGAGTGCAAAGGTGTGAATTTTATTGCAATAATCTTTAATACTTGTTGCAGTTATTGCCAATTCTTGTTATACCTTTGTTGCAAGTGGCACAAATTGCCATTCAGTTCTTTAACATTATGAAAACAAAAATCTTAAACGCGCTTAAAACCGAGTACGCGAAATTGGGGTTAGGCGACAAGGCTTTCGATGGGGTTGCCTCGTTTCTCGAAAAAACCATCACGGATGAAAACGACATTGTAACCCGAATCAAGGAGGACGATGTTAAGGCACTTCTCAAAGGATTTCAGGGCGACTCCGACACAGTCCGAGCTGCACGGCTCAAAGCGGAGAAAGACCTTGAGGACTACAAGAAGGCACACCCGGACAAGACAGAGCCGGACCCCGACCCAGACCCGAAGGATGCCAATGCACAGATATTGGCCGAACTGAAGGCTATGAGGGAGGAAAACAAGGCAATCAAGGAACAGATGGAAGCGAACAAGTTGCAGTTGCAGCGTGACGCTATCCGTGAAAAGGTTGTCGCAAAACTCAAGAACGGTCAGCGTAATTGGGACATATCCGTAAAGGATGCCCTGCGTGACTGCAAGTTCGAGGACAACGACACCGAGGACACATTCCTTGACAAACTCAAGACTGCCGCTATGGAGTCCTACAAAGACCACTATGGCGAGGGGGTAATCCCCGGAATCTCTACGGGCAAGACTGACACAAAGGACGACCCTGACGAGTTCAAAGCAGGACTTGCGATGCTTGACTCCGCTCTGTTCCCAGCAAAGAAAACAGAATAACATTTCTATTGTTTAACTAAAACTTCATTTACAATGAGTTCTTACAATGTTTATCGCAACAGGAGCAAGTCAACTGGCGGATATTTCCCTATTTGGCTTGGCAAGGTATCTCCTATTCCTGCCGGAGCGATGCTCGATGCGGATGATGCGAAGGCTGGCAAGTTCTATCCTGCCGGAACTCCTCTCGCATTCTCAAGCGGTGTTGCTTCCGTTCTGCACGGATTCGTGGTGACTGCCTACACGACATCAACCGACGACTCCATCATCACTGTAAAGCCTCTCTTTGAGGGCGATGCTCCAAAGACCACAGACTTCCTCCAGAAGGTAGCCGCAACATTTGCCACTACCGGCAAGGCATGGAATCCCGATGCAGTCGCGGCCAACGCAACCGACCCCGAGGCTTTCGACATCACCGTTGCAACAGCCAACATTGATGTTGTCGCCGAGGGTGACTTCCTTGCTTTCTCTTCCGCAGTCGCAGAAGGTGGCAACAAGTCACTCGCGGTCCAGCCTACTCACTATCTCTACAACGACATCGCCATTGACGCTCTTGGCGTAGGCGAGTCTGACGAGAATCTCAAGGTTTCCTGCGCTCTTGTGAACGCACACGCAGAAGGTATCCTTATCAACAGGACTCCTGCTGCCGCAGTCAAGGCACAGATGAAGGCAGCTTGCCCTCTCGTGATTCAGGAAGAGCGTTACTAATCCTTAAAAAGACGAAGTTATGATTACTTTCAATCCTGACACCTATTTCGACCCCCTCAGCATAGCACTGGGTGGTGACTACAAGAAACTTCAGAAGTTCGTTGATACCTACCTCGCTCCATTCAACGAGTTGGCTATTGACGGCTTCAAGTTCAACAACGATATGCTTGACGATTTCACCTACGAGCAGGTGGAACACTATGTCGGCATCGCTCCTCTGGCTCCTATCGTTGACCCCGGCTCCAATCCTATTCCTTTCGGAAGGGACGGTGAGGTTCTCGGTACGGGTTCAGTTCCTCGTATGAAGGTTACTGACAACCTCAACGAGAAGGATATTCGCGCTCTGTGGAAACTCGCAAGGCGTATGGATGTTCCTGACACCCTCGTCAAGGCAAAGGCCGGTGCAAAGGTTGGTGAGGCACTTGTGCATCGTACCAACTCTTTCATCAATCAGATTTCTTTCCAGCGCGACCAGATGGTTTCCGCAGCGAAGATTGTCTATAACTCAACGAACAACCCTTACGGTATCGCTCTTGAGCTGTCAGGCCGTGTTCCTGCCGCCAACAAGAAAACTCTCGCTGGCAACTACAAGTGGTGGGCTGATTCTACCTACGCAACCGAAGGCAACGCCGCAGATCCTATCAAGGATTTGAAGGATATGGTGGAAGCCGCCCGTCAGAAGGGAGTTGTCAACTGCCACTTCGAGGTCAACAACCTCTATCTTGACAAGATTCTCGGCCATACAAAGGTGGTTGCAGAACTGAAGAACTGGTTTGCGTATGTCGGTGGACTTTCATCCATCAACACCCTCGCACCTTTCAACAGGTCAAGGCAGATTGAGGCTCTTTCCGACCTCGTAGGCAAGCCTATCATCGAGCGCGACCATATCGCAGAGGTTGAGTACGCTTCAAGTGGCAAGAGAGCCACCCGTCAGTTCGAGACCTTCGAGAAGAATGTGGTTGTCCTCATTCCTGACGGCAACATCGGTGAAATCCTCACCGTTGAGCCTATCAAGCTCCCTGGCGGCATCTACGCTGACGCACTTGGTGGAAAACTCCTCTTCACCGTGGAGAACGACACCGTTAAGAAGGTGCAGAACTTCTTGGGCGAAATGACCTCTATCGTTGCGCCTAACCAGCCGAAGCGTATGTGGTACCTGTACCCTAACGCCTCGTAGATTTTTCAAAGTGTGAAACCATAAAGGAACGGAAGATATGACTATCGAACAGTACTTGCAGGGCAAGGTTGATTTCAACCTCACGGATGCGAACATTCAGGCTATTCTCTATGACCGAAGGGTTGCGGAGGGTGCGAATATGTACGCAGTAACCGAGATGCAGAAAGACCTTTGTCTTGCAGACTTGTATATGTTGCTTGCCAATTCTTCCGTTTCCTCGTCAGGCGAATACGAGTCCGATGGGGGGTGGCAGAGGCAGGTATCGGCAAAGAATGTTCACAATAGAACAGGACTTATCGCACTTGCAAAGGCTCTCTACGATAAGTGGAAAGTCGCTACCCCCGAAACATCGGGCAAGATAACCTTCAAACCTCTTTACTGATATGGTCGAGCGTAATCCGCGTTTTCCTCACACACTTGTTGTTAAGCGAGTCAAGAAGGTTGACGGGCAGATAGTCTATGATGTTGACGGTAATGTCACCTATGAGATTGTTCCGTTGTCTATTGTCGTGCTTGACAATAAGGGGTATATGCGGTACGATAGTGACGGAAAGCCGCTTGTAAGCGGTACTGTGGAGAGTATAAAGTGCGGTTATAGAACTAACACACGAAATGTGTCGGAAGCAGGGGATGTGGCGGTCTATAACATCACTTTGCACACTCCGCCTTTCACTACCGAGTTGCTCTATGATGATGTGCTTGAAATCACGGATTACGAGCGGACATATACGGCAAGGATGGTTCGTAAGGTCACTTTCAACTGGGGTACGGACATTTGGTTTGACGAAGTAAGGAATTAGGTCTATGAGTCTGGTTACGGCAAATAACGCGAAGATAAAGAAGGCTTTTGAACTGCTCTCTATGAAGAAGGACTATTCTGCACAGATGGCGGCTGAAAAGGCTCTCAAAGCGGCTGTAATCTACGCTATGGACATACACGAGGAGGATGAAACTCACCATATGCACCTCGAAGACGACAAGCATTATGGGTGGATTCTTCTCCACAATGGCGAAATCGTTTCCAAATGTTTGTATCACGCTGAAATGCCGGGCGGTTATGCCGAGCGTATCCTTGATATGCTTGCCGATGACTTGCCAATACAGGGTTGGGAGGGTATCGTAGTAGCCGGAATGGGACCGGGGTATGATGTTGAGTTTGAGGAAAATGTAATCACCACGATTGCCGAGTACACGAAGTCAGCAATACCTATCTACATAGTTCAATTCGCAAAACGAGCCAAGTAATGAGAAACTTTGACATATCAGCACTTGAGAACTTGATGATAAACACCTTAAAGCAGGGTGGCGTATCTGCCAATGTTTATCCGAGCAGACCGAAGTCAACAGACAAGCAGGTTGATTTTGTGACGGTAAGGGTAAGCGGCAACACGGAAGATATGGATGCCTATGCCGAAGGGCGGTTGTATATCACCTTGTTTTCCCACGATGTTGAGGGGTTGAAGAACGGAGTCAAACTTGGGGTTATGTATAACAAGTTAGTCGCTTGTATGCCCGTAGAACTTGACCGCTATCTCATTGACACGAACCCTACGATTGTAGGCGACAGAGCAGACGATTATGGTTTTCACTCTCGCATACTGAATTTCAAATTCACAATCAAAATTCAATAAACTATGGCAGCACAAACTGTACACTTTATGAATGGCGTGAGCAAGTCACTTGCCCAGAGCCTTCTTACCAAACTGTTCAAGGGACAGTCCAAGTTCTCCATCCTTCCTTTCGCTACCACCAAGCAGGCAAGTGGCGACAATGAGGGCGGTATCGTCTGGGCAGGTCTGTCTTTCAGTGGTGCGGACGAAATCTTCACCATCAAGGACTCCTTCACTATGACGAAGGCAGACGACACAAAGGAGAAGATCCAGATTGACCAGAACAACGGCTCCACCATTGACGAGCAGATCACTGAACGCGGTGAGTGGACTTTCGAGGGTAACATCCCCGTTATCGCAGCCGAGTACTGTTCAATCTTCTATGACGAGGGAGCGGCTATCGCACACGCAGCCGATGGCGGTCTTATCGGTCAGGGCGGCACCGAGTATGTCGGTAAGGCTTTCTTTATGGAGTCAAAGGAAGTTGATGTGGTTATGTTGGTTGAAAACGCCAATGTTGACCGCGCACTTGCTTTCGCTCGCGTGAAGATGACCGTGTCTCCTGTATTCGAGTCAGGCTCTCCTGCATATCTCAAACTCTCCGGCACCATCCTCGCCAACACCGACAAGAGTGGTACGCAGGGTGACTGGGCAGTTGTTGAGAAGTACACAGCATAACGCTTGTCCCGAAGCGACATTTTCTGCAAGTGGGGTTGGGTTTGTGCAGAAACGGACTCAACCCCTTTTTAATTTTCAAACACTATGGGACAAGTAAACACCAAAGGACAAGTAGCATACACCGAGTTGGATTGGAACTTACCAACGAGGGTGCATATTCCCGGAACGAACAGATATGTGGCTTTGAGAGGGATGAAGCCGGGGACGATAGAGAAACTTACGAGGCTGTGGCTCGATAGGGATGTAGCAATTCCCGACAATTCCGCAGACACTTTGAAATCAATGTGCAAAGAGCCGTTTTTTGCCATAAAAGAGGCGGTTATAATGAGCATAAACAACTTTTGGGGGTTACTATTCATTTATCCCTTTAAGTGGCGTATTTGGGCTTATTTGCACGAATACACGGAAACGCAGATGATGCCGATTATTCAGGAAGGTAAAAAAAAACTTCCGCTTACGGCACACTGGACGAATATGGCATACTCGACGGATATGAGAACGAGTCTGATGAAGATGACGACAATGGAAGCAGAGCAATACCGAGCAGAACTTCTCTTGGTTGCGAATCGGCTTTCATTGAAAAGTTCCCAAGTTTCGCAGGGTACAAGTTCGGAGTAAGGAACTTCGATTACCGGTGGCGGCTCACGATGCCACAGATTGAATTGATGATGGCAGACTTGCCACACACACTATACAAGAC